CCCGGACGTTGCGATTGCCTATCAGACTTTGTTAGAAGTCTCACGGGAAGTACAGGCGGAAGGATGGTCATTCAATAGAGAGTTTCATTATGAAATGACTCCTGACACAAGTAAGTGCATTGCAATTCCATCTAACATGTTGCAAATCGATGCGACAAATAATGCAGCCAATGCACAACTAGATGTAATCAGAAGATCTGGCAAGCTTTATGACAAGGCAAACCACACCTATGAATTTAACAACAAGGTGTCTTGTGACATTACTTGGTTATTTGACTGGGTAGACCTACCAATTCCAATTCAGGACTACATTATTAGCAGAGCCAGTAAAATTGCATCAAGCCGTATTGTCGGAGATGCTGGTCAATATGAAATGCTGGCACAGAAAGAAGGGTTTGCCAGAGCGATGGCAATGGAATATGAATGTAATCAAGGCGATTACACATTCTTTGGACATTCTGGCGACACTAATACATATAGAAGTTACCAACCATACAACGCTCTTTACCGATAAATGGCAGCTATTACTCAGCGGATCTCCAGTTACCTAGGTGGAGTCTCAAAACAATCAGATGATAAAATGCTTCCAGGGCAGGTCCGTGAGTGCTACAACGGCTTCCCTGATGCAACATACGGACTAACTAAAAGACCTGGATTCAAACATATTGCTAACCTAGAATCAACAAGTGATTCAAACCAAGCAAAATGGTTCTACATTAATAGAGATAATGATGAGATCTATGTAGGTAGAATATTTGGAGGAAGCTTTGGGAATACTCAATATGGAACTCCAGGTATCAGGATCTGGAATGCAGTTTCAGGTGTAGAAGCAACAGTTACTTATGAAACGGGAACACAGACTTACTTCCAAGTCCCAAGGGATAACCTGAAAGTAATTACAGTTCAAGATACAACAATTGTAATTAACACGTCACAAGTAGTAGCTGCACAACCTGCACCAACTAATTACCAAAACACAACAGGCTCAGTAGTTCTTTATACAGCAGCTCCAAGTGCTGAATACATCGTCACTGTGCAGGGAATTGATGCGACTATTACTTCAGATGCTAATGACTTTACATTTGACGATATCCTCACTGATAAAGCCGGTCACAATTTAAGAGATGCAATCAATACACTGATTACTACTCAACAAAATGCAGGCAACGCTAGCTTTAGTGGAACTTGGACAGTTACTAGAAATGGTAATTCAAGTCTGGATATTAGCCGAGTAGTAAACGGAGTAGCAACAAACTTTCAAATTTCAGCCAGAGGTGGTGTTACCAACGAGAATATCGGTGCTTATCAAGGTGAAGTCTCAAGTGTGGGATTACTGCCTGTCGAGTCGTTGCATAATCGAGTAGTTAAGATTGTCAATACAGCAACTGTAGTTGATGATTATTACGCGAAATTTAAAGCTGATAATGGTGTAAGTGGACGTGGATACTGGGAAGAATTCATTGGTCCTGGAGTTTCACCTGGATTAGATAATACAACCATGCCACATGAGTTGATTAATACAGCGTTGAATACATTTCATTTTCAAAAAGTAACCTATACAGATAGACAAGTTGGTGATGAACTTACTAACAGTCATCCAAGCTTTGTAGGTGAAAAAATTACTAATGGATTCTTCAGTGATAACAGACTAGGATTCTTGTCTAAGGATAATGTGTGCCTTAGTCGCGCTGGTGACTTCTTCAATTTCTACTTCAAATCAGCACAGACTATTATTCCGTCTGATCCTGTCGATATCAGCTGCTCATCAATTAAGCCAACTGCACTTCACTCTGTACTTCCAACAGCTCAAGGTGTGGTGCTGTTTTCACATAAACAACAATTTATTCTATATTCCGAGTCAGGAGTACTTACACCGGAAACAACTAACATCAGGGCTATCTCTAATTATGAGATGAACTCGAAGATTGAACCAGTTGATGTAGGAACAAACATCAATTTCATCAGTAAAACTCCTGGATATACAAGAGTTTTTAGTATGGTGACTAGGGGACAGGAATCATCACCTCAAGTCTTGGATTTATCCAGAGTGGTGAAAGAATGGGTAGCACCTGATATTGATCAACTAGTAGCAAGTCCACAGAACTCTATGATTGCACTAGCAGGTCAAGAGTCCAGAGAAGTATTTATCTATAGATATTACAATGATGGACAAGAGAATTTAATGGAAGCTTGGACAAGTTGGATCATGCCAGGTGAGGTGCAATTCTGCACCATTGACCAAGACGATATGTATATGGTCATTGAATACGCTCCAACACCTGGGAATTTAAACTACGCAGGATCTGGACAAATTGCACTAGTAAAAGCAGCTTTAAGCCAAAGTCCTGAAGAAGCAATTTTGGTTAATAGCCAAAGGGAAAAAGTCAATCCATGTATGGATTACTATGCTGTCGCATCTAGTGTCAGTTATGACGCCGTCAATGATCTAAGCAAATGCTATCTCCCATATAATGATATTGATTATTTAACACCTGTCTTGGTTATTAAGGGGGGTACTGGTACTAGATTCTACACAGCAAGTGACCCTACGCCACTACCACTAAACGACTTAGTTGAGTCTGGCTTCACCATTACACCTGAAAGAGGAAAGGATGCAACAGGTGATTATGTAATCGTTCCTAATAGAGATTTAACAAGTATCGCATCTGATGTAGTTGTTGGATACAAATACAACTTTGACATGCAACTACCAAAAACCTATTACCGACCTGGCAAGGATGACAGCAGTACTGATTACACAGCCAATCTAACACTTCATAGAATGAAATTCTCTGTAGGATTGTCAGGTATTATGAGCTTTAAGGTCAAGCAAAGGGGAAAGATTCCTTATGAATTGGACTTTATTGGTGACGGCACAACACAGGACTTTCAATTCAACAGAAATGAATTGGATTATGTAGAACAGTCAGACGTGAAGGTATCGATTGATGGTGTTAGAACTGTTGATTTCCAATTTCAAAACGACACAACAATCAGAATAAATACAGGAGCACCAGCAGTAAATGCCAAAATCAAGTTTTACATTGATGAATGGTTTGCAGTGTACCCAAGTAACGAAGCAAATGATTACTTAGCCAACGACATACCAATGAATAACCAAAGTGTCTACACATTACCTCTGCATCAAAAGACAGAGAATGTAGAAGTCCGAGTGTTTAACAATTCGCCATTTCCTGTTGCACTGAACGGAATGATGTGGGAAGGAAACTATACACCTAGATTCTACGGGAGGAAATAATGTCGCAGAGAGATTCTAATATTGAATACCAGGATGAAATGTGGGAATACCAGAAAGAAGCTGGTAGAGCACAAGTACAACATAATCGAAACATATTAGCAGCACAAATAGCAAATGATGAGAGAAATACAAGGTTTGAAGAAGGAAGGTTAATTCGTAATTTCCAACAACAAATGGAAGTTAGGGATTATGAAACTAACCTAGCTTATGCTGCGTATAATCAAAGTGTTTTAAGAAGTGATGCTCAAAAAGAGTTCAATGCAATTGCTGAGGCTGCTGCAAGAGAACAACAAGCAGTAAAATTCCATGAGGACATGCTTGGACTAGCCTTTGATAAAGGTAAGTCAGTAATTGATTATATTGGCAATAGTACAGGTCTGAAAGTAGATAGACATAATGCTTTGGTACAAGCTGATCTCAAAGAAGCAGAGGCTAAGAATAGATTTGAGTTCGGGATGGGCAGAGCATCTAATGACAGAAGGAGTGCACGTTCCCAAAGTCAAATTAGAACCCAACAAGTAATCCTAGAGGGGATGAAAGCAGCAGGTGCCATGAAAGCCAAGGGTGGTGCAGGCAGATCGGCTGTCAAAACTGTTCTTGGAGTGATGGCTGAGTCGGGTGCAATGAGAGCAGGAATTGCAAACGCACTAATGTATGCGGAAAATTCAATTGATCTCAACATTGCACAATTGAAGGACTTGCAAATCCTTGATCAAACAATGGTTACTGCAGCTAGAGACTCAGCACATATGACGCATGATGTCGGTATGGAAGTGCTAGATAGTGCAAAAGCTCTAGATAATCTGATGTTTGATGCTACAGAAATAAGTATTAAACGTAGGAATAAGTTAGTACAGAAACAAATTACAAATTCAAGAAGGCAGGCTGATCTTATAGCTGATTCTCAGGTTCTTTTGGAGCCAATGCGTACACCAGAACCATGGAATCCATATCTGGACGCATTATATGCTGGAAATGATAATCCCGAAACTACTGATTACATTGAATTATTGCCTAGAGCTACATACGTAGACATCCCTGACTTTATCGTACCGCCAAAAGTTCCTGATGGAATATTTCCATACGACCAGAAAAAATCGTCTGGTTTTGGATTAGGAGACGCATTGGCAGCAGTCGGAACCGTAGCAGGAATCGTCGGTACAGCAGGTGCTGCATTAATACCAGCTGCTGGTGGAGCGTCAGCACTCTTCGGTATGACAGCAAGTCAAGCTGGCTACTTCACATTGGCTGGTGGCGCACTTAATACAGCATCCAAATACTTAAGATAATGGCACAGTACAGAGGCAGAGCACAGGAAGGTTCATTTGAATCTAATCAAATAAAAGTTCCAGATCAATCAAACGCACTTCGGATAGAAGGCGAAAGACAACTTAGAGGACTCAAAACTGCTCAGGAATACGAAAAGGAGCAGTATGAGATCTACAATCGAGCTGAGCAAGCAGCGTATGAATCAGAAATAAAAAGTCTTAAGTTAAAACATGAGGTAGATGAATTAAATCGAAGAACTCAAATTGAAGCTGCTAAAAATAGATATGACCTTGAAATAGCTAAACTTCAGGACGATGAGCGAAGAAGCAAAAGTAACATTTCAAAGGTAGAGCAATTTCTAGGAATAGCACAAGCAGGTGTTGGCTTATACACTGGCATTGTTGAAAAAAACAAAGAGATTCAACAAAAGGCTATTAATGAGGTTTCCTTTAAACAAGGATTTGATATTGATGATATCAGAGCCGCTAAAAGCGTAGATAACAATATTTCACGCTCTGAATGGCAAAGAACACAAATTGTTCAATCATACATTAAAGAAGGTAAATCTACAGAATTTATCAATGCAATGTATGAGCACCTCATTAAAGGTGGTGGCTACAGAAATTACGTCATAAATGGAAATGTATTGACAGCTACGGCTACAGAACATGCTCGGGAACAACGAGAGCTAATGAATTCTGATTTAGCTCCCGAAGAGTTGAGACAACAGTACGATGCTCTGCTAACAAGGCAAAGGGCTTCACTGTACGTTGACGGCAATGTAGCAGGACCAAAGTTTCTAGAACAGTTTTACAACCCCACCATCCGTGAACAACAAAGGAAATTTGATGTTCTATACAATAACAAGGTTAAATTAGCAACAGATGAAGATAATAATGTTCAGCAAAATCTTGTAATTGAAAATGCCTTAAAAGGTGGTGAGTCTAATGGTTGGAATATTGAAGCAGCCTTCAGTATGGCTAATACTTCTACAGCTCCAGGTCATGTACGGAAAGTTACTGAGTTAATTATTGGACAAGCTACAACATCGAAACAAATAGAAGAACTGAGAAAGTTTCAAGTTGAAAAGGATGGCAAACGAATTCCTATACAATATCTAGATTCTGATATTGAAGGACTATTAGATGCAGCATCAGACAGACTATACAGAAAAGAACAAGAGGCTGATCAAAACTTTGCCAAAGTCAAACAGCTGGAAGCAACTAATGAACAGCTTAGATTTCTTGAAGAGAAGAGGCAGGAAAAAGGATTCATTGACGATGAAGATGTAAGAAAGTCGATTGAACTTGCTGATGATATCTATGGCCTTGGAAGAAATAAGGATCTTGATGCTGAGCTGCAAAAAGAAACCGTCGAAGAACAGTACAAACCAATACTTGAAATGCAAATTCAAGAGAGGATTGAAAACAAAACGCTCAGTCTAAGTTCATTGATGGAAATGAAAATTCCGGGACAATTAAGGAATAAGTATATCGATATGGCTATTAAGCTTGACAAAATGCGAAATTCACCTGAGTTCAAAAAATCCAAAAAGGAACTTAGAAATCGTATTGAAGGAGCAATTGCTCAGAATCCCGGAGTAATTAAATTTTCTATTGAAGGTGGTGAACAATCAGATCAAATTAATTGGTTTATTGCTGATCAACTTAAAAAATATCATAAGCAATACGCGGATGCTGTGCTTGTTGGTACTCCTAATGCATTGGAAGTAATTGGAAATAAGGCGGCGCTGGAAACAAATGAATACCTAAATAATAAAGCCAATGTTTTTGGATATAAGATCCTTGCTTACGACAAGGAGATGAAAGAGTCCTACAAGAATTCGGAGGCAGTAGCAGCAAAAATCGACGCGTGGAATAGATTGGATGGTAATGCAAGGAAAGATCCAAATAATTGGATAACAGTAATCGGAGAAAAAAATTTGCAAGTAGCAACTCAAGAATTACAGCAGAAAGGAGATAGCGAAACATTTAAACAAATAGGACGAGCTCTAGGCTTGAGTCAGTATGAAGTGCAAGAGAAGGTAGCTGAAGTAAGTGAAAATATTGAACCTGTAGAAATGCCAGATACATTTCAAGAGTTCATGAAAAACTTCACACCTGATGAAGCAAACATCCTGCAACGTGAAATTTTTAGTAATGAAAGAAAGCTTGATTTATTGAGGGGTAAGTTTAGTAATGAAGCACCTCCGATTAGATCTTCATTCCAAGTTCAACAACAACAAGCACAGGTACAATCGACTAATCCAACTCAAGCACGTTGGGAAGCTCTTGCACAACAAGTAGGATTTACACCTAAAGAAGCTGTCACTATGGCTCAAATCATAATGGCTGAATCTAATGGTAATGCAACTATTGATACTGTGAAGTCAGGGCTAGATCCAAATAAAACAAATGAGTATTCAATTGGTGGTCCGCAAATCAATGTAGCTGTTCATCAGGACAAACTAGCTGCTAGAGGATTCACTGAAGAGGATATGAGAGATCCTTTGAAGTCTATGTACCTTGCTAAGGATGTCTATGATCAGCAAGGGTTTGGTGCATGGTCTACTTATACCAGTGGTAAATACAAAAATTTTAGTGAAGCATCTGAAGGCTCTATTGGTCCTACAGGTGCTCTAACTTACAAAGAAAACAAGGAAACCTACAGAACAGCAGGTAAGGCATTTGCTGATGCTGGATTCCGCGTTGGAGAACAAAGCGACTTTGA